CCATATATTTTCCAGAACTCTTTGTCTGTTTGTTTTAAGTATTCTATTTCTTTAATTAAAGACTTAGGCAGAAACGCATTGTTTTTGTAGTTACTTACTATAACCTCAACGTCTCCTACTTCCTTAGAACGCTTTATTTCCAGCTCTTGGTTAATCCATATCTGCTCATCGTCTGGGTTAAAGTCTAGGAATATCTTGTTTTCGGTCCTCATTAGTAACTGAAAAAACTCTTGTTTATACTCTAACTCATTAGCTTCATTACAATAAAGTATATTTCTTTTAGCACCTCTTAGCTTTTGTTCGTCATCTGCACCAATAAACTCGACTAACCTTTTGCCGTATCTATACTGCTTTTTAGTTTTGTTATGGTCTATTCCAGAATACCAACCTTCAGCCTTTAGAATGTCCTCAAAGTCTCTAATTACTGTTCCGTCTAAATTAGTCCTATATTTCCTGACTGTGGTCCAAACACCCTCATGACAGTACTTATCAGACCCATAGTTGCCACTAATTAACCACAATGCACATAATTGGTTTAAAGACCAGGTTTTAGAACTTCTAGTCCCTCCTCTATTTATTACGATTTTAGACTGACTGTCATAATTACGCTCGAATATTTCAGTCGCTTCCACGCTTTATGTTGATGTTTATATTATTGACTGTGGATTCAATCTCCTGTTTGTCTGGTGCATTTAGTCCAAACATCTTAGCAATAGAATCATAAGCACCCCTATAGTCAGAACCCTTAACCATTTCTTTGAGTAAATAGAATTTAGCTTTCTGCTCTTTTGTTAGGTTTTCTTTTGCTGCTAAGTCCATTAGATACTCCCAAGATTTAATCATCTTAAAATAGCCCTCAGCTACTTCCTTGCGTGTTATTTGGAAAGCTTCTGCTTCTTGTTTCTGTAAGTCCTTGACCCTTACCGATATATTACCATTTTTAAGAAGTTCACTAGCCTTTACTGCTATAACCTCATTAGATGTAGTTTCTGCAACATCATAAGCACGTCTATAAGCCTCTGACGCGTTGCCAGTATTAACATACTCCTCAGCGAATTTATTTTGTTTAGGTGTTAGTTTACTCATAATCCACAATAACCAGAATCACAACCATTAAAATCATCATCAAATAATTCAGTTTGTGTTTTCCATTTAATTACATCTTTGTACATAACATCACTTCTCCATTTGCTTTTACTTGTTTCTTGGTCTGCAAACCATTGCATTTTATTTGGGTGTTTATTATGCATTTTTTTAAGCAGCAATGGACTTCTCCAATGGCAACCAACACAGTTATTCATATATGCAAATCTTACTGGTTTATCCTTCCAATACTCTTCTATATTGTCTTTGTATATATTATCATTTATTAATGGAAATTCTGGTTTACAATATCTCATTTCTTGCCAACTATTTCTGCCATCTTTTAATTTACTAAATGTTGCTTTTACTTTTGTAAATCCTTCTTCATCTGTTTTTTCAAGCATTGAAATAGCTCTTTTAGTTTCATTAGCTCTATATCCAAAACGCATTATAACTGGTTCTTTAATTACATCATACATCCAATATAAAACAGGCATTGTTTTTAGTTCTGTGGTACAGTATCTTGATATTTTATTTGGCAAGTATTTAGTTCCATTTTTTCGAGTTATAATGTTATCAAAAGTCTTACCAGTTACCCAATGTATTTCCTGACCTATAAACTGCTCTAAATCTAATATGGTATTAATAATTACATCATCTTCTAAAGTGCCAATAAACTCAGTTCCTAATTTATCAGATACTAACTGCCTAACCTTTGCATCTGGATACATACAGTTTTTGTCATCAGTTCTAACTAAACTAAATACATTATAGTCAGCTTTATAATTTGCTGCTATATAAGCTGAGGTTTTACCTCCTGATATACTGTTTACTGTTATCATAGTTTCTCGCTATTGTCTATAACTTGTTTTATAAAGTAGTCTGGAAGCCTCCTCCATTTTCTTTTAGCTTCCATAAACCTAACAAAGTAATTCACAGCTTTACTTCCAAACTTAGCTTTTTGCTCTTTTATTTCTTTAGGTGTTAGTTTCATTTAAACTCTACTAGGTCCTCAATATTAACTTTAAATTGTTTATAATTACCTTCCTCAGTATGACTAACGATAGCTATTTTGCTACTTAATGATTTAATATAAACTCTTTTATTATTATATGTTAATCTTCTTTTTAACATTTCTTTTTTAGTTTTCTCCAAAATCATCCATTCCATTGTCTTCGTGTATATATGCTAATTCTAAAATTCTATAATCTGCGTCAAAATCAAAAGTTGTTGAGGCTACTCCATTAATGTCAAAACACTCGTAAATTTCTCCATTCATTTCTGAGTAGAAATAAAGTCCCTCATCGTCTATATAATAACCATAGCTAAAATCACTTTTTAGTAGGTCTCTTTCGTTTGGCATTCTTTTTCTTTTTTACTTGTTTAACTTCCTTAGCTTCTTTTTCAGTAAGCCAATTAAATAAGATTTGCATTTGAGATTTTACACAACTATTGCAAGCCCAACTCACTTTCATGTCTGGGTGTAATTCTTTTAATATTGGTTCTAAGTTGTTTCTTAAAAAGGATATGTCTACAGAGCCTGGAAAGGCATTTGTTTTGTTATATAGTTTTATGGTTTCTTCTATTGTCATAGCAATCGTCTTTCAATTATACGTAAAATTAACGGAGTTATTAATATTATTGGGTCTAAAGTTATTAAAAAATAAATTAATGATATCCAGAAGGTAAGGCAAAAACTACAGTTAAAAGGCTTGTAGTCCCATTTATTAATCAAAGGTCTAACATAGTCTACCCATGTAGTAGCTATGGTAATTATTAATAATATACTAACTATAGAATTCATTTAATGTCCATTTTTGTTTTATCTTGTTTGCTAATTCTTTGAACTTATATTGTATTGTATTACGGTGAATGTCGCTTTTTTCAGCTAGACAGTTTCTATTACCACTACAAATCAATAATTGTTCCATCATTATTTTATCTAAGCCATCTAAAGAGTTTATAAGGTCTTTAAGTACCTCATCTTTAAAACAACTATTAGAATAGGTTTCTATGTCCTCTATACTACTAAATTGACTAGGTAAATAGTATTTGGTTCTGTATTGTCCACGCTCACTAATTATTTGATAGAGGCAAAGTTTATAAACATATTTTTTAATAGAGTTTTCTTTGTCTAATTGTATAATAAAATCTTCACCCTTGTTAAGTAGAATCATGAAAATGTCTTGTTTAAAGTCCTCTAACTCAACAACATTGTATTCTCTACCAATCCAAAATATAAAGTTTTCTATTTTCTTAATTAGCTTTCTGTCCATTAATATTCTTTTGTTACGTTGTACATTTCAGACTTTAAAAAACTTATGTTGGTTCTCATTGCATCTATAACTCTATAGCCAGACTCTAATAATCTTCTAAGTTTATACATCTCAGGAACTTCTACATTAGCCTCATTAGTAGCTCTAGCTACAGAAAAACCCTCTTTAACTCTATCGTGTATAACCTTTTCATAGTTTTGATGTGCTTCTGTTCTTATAGTTTCTATATAGTATAGATAGGCTGTCAATTCTTTTAGTTGTTTATTTAAGCTGTTACCATCAAATACGTCAGTTTGTTTATATTCTTTGATTATTTCAGCTATTTTATTTAGTGTTGATTTCATCTTGTAGTTGTTGTATGGTTAATAATAAATTCATAAAGTCCTCAAATTCTAAACAGGCGTAGTCATTCTCAAAGTTTTTAGTAAACACTACAACAGGAGTTTTCCCCATTGGTCTGTCACTTCTAGCCTGTTCTAAAGCTTTCCAGATGTTTAGCTTTTCCTGGTTCTTACATTCCCAATGATAGTCAAATAAAACAGAGTCTGGGTTAATGTCTATAATGTCTCCTTTAATACTCATACCACCACTCATAGGAGTACGTCTTACATTAGTATTGAACTTTTTATTTAGTTGTTTAGCCACGTCTCTTTCAAAACGTTTCCCTTTTTGGTTAGCATTCATCAAATATAGTTGTTTGGTTTACATTTTGTTTTCTTACTATTCCAACTGCTGTTTCTAATATTGTTCTACCAGCTTCATAGTCCACTAAGTTTCTTGCTATTTTATTAGTTGGTTGTTTACCTTTGTATTTATAAAAGTCGAAATCGTGAAACTTGCATAAGTTTTGAACTTCTTTTGTTCCTGTTGAAATTCTTACATCTCTATTCGTTAAAATGTTAGGTAAGTTAAAATTAGTCCAATATAAATGTCTGTGTCTTTTTTGTGCAGGAATTAATGGTTCATAATAAGGAATAACATTTTCAATTACAAATTTTCCATTATACAAGTGTTTTAAAAATAATATTTCCTCATAAAGTTTCATATCAGGATATTTCATTTTTATTTTATTTTTATTACTTTGAACTAATCTACTATGCGTTGGGCAAGGAGGAGAACTCCATATAAAATCAAACTCTTTGTAATAGTCTAATAAATATTGATGTGCATCTGCAACTATTACAGTATCATTAGGAAACCTTTCTTGGTATAATCTTGCAGCTTCTGGGTCTAATTCTACAGCAGTAACTTCTACATCTGTAACCTCATCCCATTTGTATCTGTTACCACCTAAGCAAGCATATAAATTTAATATCTTCATAATTTTTGAAAATGTTTTCTAATAATTTTACCTAACTCAGCGTCATTAGGATATATCCTACAGAGTAAATTAATACTACCGTCAGTGCTATTATAAGGATGGCTATAGTCTGCGTCTTTTGTTTGTCTGTATTCATTTAAAGTCCTTTTTTTCATTTTGATTATTATACTTTTCGATTAATAAACTAAATACACAACCACAAAAAAAAACTGTGATGTGTGACGCTAATATAAGAAAATAAATTTTATTCATTTTTGTTAGATTCTAATTCTGCTTTTTTTAAGTTGTGTTTGTAGGTAGAAAATTCTGATTTTATTATAGCATTTTCTTTGTAAGCTACAGCATTTTCATATTTAAGTTTAGCTATGTCTTTATAGTTTTGTCTAATTTCGTG